ATGATGACGATTGATTACGTTCAGGTTCTCGCGGTTGTCGTGTGCTTCCTTGCTTTAATCGTCACGTTTAAGCAGGTAGATTTGCAGATTCGGATTAATAATCTGTTCAACCTGCAATTAAAGGCAAACAAAGAGAAAAAGAAAGAGCAACTGGAACAAAAAAAGGAGACTCCGACTGACGATCGGAATCCCCATTAAAGGCTTGGGGCAAAGAATACAACTGGTGAGTATCCTCTTTGCCCTCTTTCATTATACAAGAAAATGTCTATGCAAAGGAGATACGTACGAAATGATAGAAGCAGCATTAATCGGAGCAGCTGTTTTATTGATCGGAGTCATTATCGGACAGATCGGTTTGTCTCAAAGATTAAGAAAAGGCGCAAGAGTCAACGAAAACCGTTAAGCAATCATTTGGACTTCATATATATGACCGAGGGGGAATAGTGCCTTGATCAGCAAAGATGTTTTCATGGAAGCAGTATGCGAGGTGTGTCCGGCGACGTGCTGGGGAAAGAAATCACATTGCCAGGTTCATGATAAGCACGTAGGAAAAATCGATTCTTGCCCGGAGTGGGACAAGTACATGCGGGATCAAGAGGCAAAGGGGCAGAAAAAGACAGCATTCGCTAGAAAAGAAGGCTTCGTCCGGCTGAGTGAGCAAGCACCCATCGTAGATTTTCTACAAAAGGCCGAAGAAGAAATTCGCGACTACAATTATATGCAGATCGAGATCGTGCGCATCCAGCGGTTTTTGCGTGAAGCAGGGGAAGGAATGGTCGCACAGTACGGACTGGATGCAGGGATGCCGAAAGGAAAAGGCAGCAATGGAGATAAGACGCACGCAGAGGTTGCACGCCGGGAGCGGAAATGGAAGAGGCTGCAAAATCTGCAGGATAAAATCGAGCGGATCAACCAAGCGGTCGAGACGATTCCGGGGGAGCAGGAACGCTTGATAGTCGAAGCTTTGCTGGATGGCGATAAGAACAATCTGATTGCTAAAGAAATCGGCGTGTCCCGACAGCGGTATTATGAAATCAAGCGCAGTGCCGTGATGAAGATGGCATGGGCGATGTATGGCGATCAGGCTCTGCAGACTGGATAATGAAAACACAACCCGGCTTACTAAACGAGAAGCTGTCTGATAAAGACAGCTTCTTTTCATTTTCACAAGCATGTTGAATCTGACAAAGGTTGACACTTCCTGACACATCGGGTCATTTTCCCAGTTTTTCCTCCAGTTCGGTTATACTTGAGTCAAGCGAAACAAGTAAGAGAGATACGAGCCATCCGATGAAGCTGTCGGGTGGCTTTTTATGTACGCCGACGACTCAAATGTTCGGCGAGCGGGGAAAACGGCGATTGGCGCCACACGATGGCGAGTTCAAAGCTATAGGCTACTCGCTCCCTGCTCGGCGGGCATTTGCCGTGAATGCCTTGCCAAATGAAGTGAAATAGTGGGGGGAAGAGTCATGTGACGAAGACAGAAGAGAATACCGCAAGTATGGGAGGTGAAGCTGGATGGATCGTGAGCTAGCCGTTCTCATTGAACTGGTGAATGAAGCGTATCCAAAGCTCGCTACAGTTGTAAACGTGGACGATTGGATGGCGCAGAGATTCCAACCGCCAATCGCGTTTCTGTTGACGCAAGGGGTCCGTGAAGAAGGAAGAAGCCTCACTTCCTATCAGGTGGTCTCAGAAGCAGCCATTGTCCTCCACTATCCAAAGGTAGAAGGTGCCTACCAGCCGCTTTCAGCAGAACCGCTGCGTGAGCTCCTTCGCCAAAATCAATTTAGCTATCAAGGCAAGACGTCTGGATTGTCCATCGAGATCGACAGCTCCACCTTGCGTATTTGGCGGGATAAAAAGGACCGGACGGAAATCGCGTTTCAGTTCACCTACAACGTGGCGGTGCAGAGAGCAGTCACAGACAAAATCAACGAATTTGATGTAGAGGGGGTCCGATCATAGTGGCACGAAAAGAACAACAAGCACAGGCCCCAGAGCTTGTGCAAACCAAACAAGAGTGGATCAAGAGCGCCGCTTACCTTGGAGCCGAACGGTTCGAGGTAGCAGGTGCTCTTTTTTCTGAAGCAGATGATCAACTACTGGCAGAAGGACAAGTGAAGAGCCGACTGACCAAATACAAAGGCGGGGTGTAAGCATGACCATTCAACGTGAACGTCCGGGTGTAACGGTCGAATTGATCGCAAAAGCAAAAGAACGTGTAGTACCGAAGAGCGGAGTCGTACTGGTGCCGTATCAAGCAGAGTGGGGTGCGCCAGATGAGCTGGTGAAGCTGGGTAGCTTTGAGGAGCGACTTGCTCAGACATTTGGCAAGGTCGATACCGTGGAGCTGGCAGCAGAAGGCGGCGCGACGATTCTCGCATACCGCATGACGAATGGCACAGCCACAAAAGCAGCGTATGAGCAAGCCGATGCGATCAGAGTCGAGGCTCTGTATCCAGGCTTGGTGGGTAACGAGCTGAAGGTTGCCATCACTTCCTCAACGTCCGAGCCAGGCAAAAAAGAACTCCAAGTAACAGGCCCTCTGCAAACCGAGAAGTTTTCGTTTGCGGATGCGAATGAGCTGGTAGCGAAAACAAGCCAATCCAACTACGTGCGTGTGAAAAAGCTGGGCGAGACTGCCGTTACAATCGTGCCAGAAACAGCGCTGACAGGAGCGAAAAGTGGCACAGTAGCGCTGACACCAGCTGACTCGACTAAGCTGTTCATGGCGGTTTCCGGTGCTGATTTTGACACGATGTATCTACCTTTTGATGATGCGGCTGTACAAGCGGCAGCGAAACAATTCATGAGCGATCGTCGCACACAAAATAAGAAGCTCAGCACGCTGGTGATCGGCGGCAAGGTGGCGGATGACGAGAACATGGCGAAGCACATCGAGCGTTCTGTGGCGCAAAATGCCCGTTTTGTCGTGAATAGTGCCATTGCTGGTCAACACAACAACGGAAAAGTATACGGCAGCCTGGTGTGGGCCGCATGGGTAGCGGGTATGATTGCCGCGACACCTGCGCATGAATCGCTGACGGCCGTCGTCGTTCCATTGAAAAAAGCGCTCAAGGATTGGGGGCACACTGATATTTTGAGCGCACTCGGCTCTGGTACGCTGATCGCAACTCGCGACGGAGATGTGTACATCATCGAGAGCGCCGTGAATACGCTGGCGGTGCTAGGCACGCATGAGCGCGAGGACTATGGAAAAATCCGTGTCAGCATGACGTTGGATCAGATCGTCAACGACATCAGCCAAGTCGGCAAGAAATACAAAGGCAAGCTCGGCAACAACGATTTGGGCGGCGCGGTGTTTGTTTCTGCTGTCAACGCGTACCTGACCGTCCGCGAGCAGCAGGGCGCGATTGATACAGGCTGGACATTTACGGATCAAAAGAACGGCATCGGGGATCGCCGTGGTTTCCTCTTGTCTGCGAAGCCGCTTGATGCCATCGAATACTTTGACATTGACTGGGAGGTGCTGTAATTGGCTATTGCACGCGATATTAAACTGAAGAACTGCCAAATTTACGATGAAAACGGAGACCCGATCTTCGGTACCCTGGAAGGCAAAATGGTCCTCAAGGTAGAGTACGGTGACACGAACCGTCTGCAAAAAGGAAAAATCCAGACCGTCAACGACTGGCATGTAGAAGTGACGTTGAAAATTACCGCAACCAACGCTGCGTTGAAATACTACTGCGTCGATCAATTGACGCAAGGCAAGACCCCAGTCCTCCCATTCCTGATCGGCGAGACACTGGACAAGGAAGCGGGCAACTCCGAACGCGTCCGCATTTCCAATATCGTGCTGAACCCAGACGAAATTACGCTGTGGGAAGCCAAAGCAGACGGCAACGATCACGCGACCTACGACCTGAAAGGGATGTCCATCGAAAAGCCGGACTACCTGGATGAATTGCCAACCTACACGGAATAGGAGAGTGCTTGCATATGAACAAAAACAAACTCGAGAAATTTTTGGCCAAAGCCAATGAACAAGCATCGCGAAAAGAAATCACCGTAACCATCGACGGTGACGAATGGAAGGTTCGCCAACTGAATTTGTCCGAGCTGCGCGATTGCGAACGCATGGCTGACAAAGGCGAGAAAACGGATTGGTTCCTGTACAACGATGCACGTCTGGTGAAAGCCACCGAGCACGATTTTCCTTGGAATCAGGAAGAGCTGAAGAAAGCGTACAAGGTCGGCACCAAGTACGAGCTCGTCGAGAAAGTTTTCCGCGACAATCCAGAGGGATACACCAAGCTGCTCAATGCGGTCCGTGAAGTCAATGCAACCCAGACGGAAGAAGAAGCTATTGAAGAAGCAAAAAACTAATCCGATCTGACGGCGAGGCCTGGCATATTTGCCGCGCCTTTTTAAAAGGCAGAGGCCGCCCGTCGGATCTACTCGAGTACGAAGTCGATTTGTACAAGCAGAAGCTGTTTATTTTTGCTTGTCAGATGATTGAGGCGGAGGACGAGGAAAGAGCTGGGGGGTAGGTCTCCCGGCTTTTTTCGGGTTTTGCTGAGTGTAGACATCTGGGAGGACAAGGAGGTGAAACAATGGCAGGAACAATGATGGAAACGTTTGATGCTTATAGTGGAGTAGTAGGTAAATATGACGATTTCGCAAAAGGACTCCTGGGCTCACTAACTCCCATGATCGAAAAGGCTGTTGGAACAACGCTGAGTTCGGTTGCCCAAGAAGCTCAGGCGACAGAAAGAGAAAAGACACTTTTTGAAGCTGGTGGCAAAGGTAAGGAGCAACTCCTGAAGATAGAAGAGACTTCCATAACCATACGTGAGCTCAACCCTGATATAAAGAAAGATCAAGCATACAGTCTCATCGCCAAAGCCGAACTTGTGCATGCATCCAATGGTTTAAAGTACGCAGAAAAAGCAGGCATGCTGAAAAATACGACGAGGTTTACGGAAGATGAAATCATGAAAATGATGAGCTCCATTGAGATTTCTACTGGTGATGAAAGTACCGTTAGGCAGTCAAATGCCGTTCAGTATTTAAGCAACAAGGGAGGGGGAGCCGCGACTGGAAAATTTGTGGAGTCTATGGCTCACTTCAACCTTCAGAATGGCAATTTGCTGAATACGCCTGAAAAAATGTCCGCTACCTTTGTCTCAATCGGGAACCTTTTGAATGATTTTAAAACGTATGGTGCGTTGTATGAGAATGCGATGAAGATGTCGGATAATGGTGATCTCGCCGCAATCCTTGAGAAGCATTACAAGGCTCAAAATAAGAAGGATGCAAAGGCCAAGGCTGCCCAAGATATAGCAACGCTGAATCGAAGTCTCGCAACGGGGGAGAAAGAAACAATAAATATCGCCCTTGGAAAACTCCTGATGACTTTTTCTAGCATCCAGGATAAGACGTTACAACAAAGTGCATTCGATACTTTGACAGGCGATGCCGGAGTTGACGTGGCGAAGGGTCTGCGAGAAGTAAAAGATATAACTACAGGGGCTTTTGTGCCGGAAATGGGGAAAGAGAGCCCATATAAAGTCGGGAATGAAGCGGTGAATGCGCATCAACTGTCCGCACAGAATGATGTTTATTTTAAACCTGGGCAGGCACAAGCGATGGCGAGAAACGAGGCCATCGAGATCGCGACTCAGTACGCAGAACAAATGTCTGGGATAAATACAGGGATTTCGAAAGCAGCTGAAGGAGTAATGGGCTCGTTTAACTCTTTGGACGAGTCGATAAAAAGTACTGCGATTTTTACCGGAGGATTACTAATCCTTGGCAGTGCTCTGTACCATATAATATCTCAACTGAGAAAAATCAAAGATCTTCGGACAACCAAAGAAAAGTTTCCTCAAGAAGCGACTGGTGGAAAAGACTGCTGCTGTTGTTGCGATGGCACACAAAGCCCTTCTTCTAAAAAGAAATCAAAGAAAAAAAGTTCTCCGGATCACCGCCCTCCAACAGGAGAAAAATCTGCTTCGAATAGTGACGGTCCTCAAGGACAAGCGGGGAAAATTGACGGCAAAAACAAAAACCAAAACCAAAACCAAAACAGTGCGCCAACTACCTCTTCTGCAGGAAATCAGCCCGGACCAGATAGTGGCGGCAATCATGCTGAGGCTGGTAAAGCTGCCAGCAAAGGTGGCTGGAAACAATTGCTGAAAGGAGGACTCAGAAGGGTTCCTCTTCTGGGAACTTTATTAGGCGTCACAGCTATTGCAGGCTCAGCGAACAAGCTGGATACTGCAGCACAAGTAGGGGCAGAAGCACTTGGTGGCTGGGGAGGGGCAGCAGCGGGAGCGGCTACTGGAGCAGTTATTGGTTCGGTGTTACCTGGGATTGGTACAGCAATCGGGGGGATAGTTGGTGGACTTATTGGTGGCATGGGTGGATCAATGGCGGGTGGAGCCCTATACGATGGGATCAAGTCATGGTGGCAGGACAAGACTCCTGCGCAGTCTGCAACTATGCAACCACCAATTCAAGCAGGTCCTCCTGTTCCGAATCACTCACCTATCAGCAACTCAACCGGAAATCCGCAGCCTGTCTCCATTGCTATTCCGCAAGTATCGATTCCACTGCACGTACAAGGTGTATTGCAAGATATCCCAACCATGTTAAAAATGCTCAGTGATCCATCTGTCGCGCAGAGAATCAAGGACATCATCGAGCGCTCCCTGCTGGATGCAATAGAGACGAGGGGAGGGGTAACGACATGATCCGTCTACAAGGCAAATACAGGCTGACGTTTCCGGTAACTCCTGCGGAAATCCAGTTTCGCGGCTATGGCAACGACATCGAAAGCTCGACATCGATTACGTTATTGTCCGGTAATCGCATCTCTTCCAGACGCCCAAAGTCTATCTCCTTTGACTTCATCTTACCCGGAGACAGAACGGCTCCCTATGTCGAGGTACAGGGTTATCAAGGGCCCAGACAGTGGCTTGCTGGATTGGATCGCTTAACGGGTTCAGAAGCACTTTTGACTATTGACGAGCTTGATCTGGCTTGGAATGTGCTCATCGGGCCATGTGACGGCAAATTTCATGGGAAAAACGTCGATTTTCACGGCTCGATTGAGCTGCCGCTGTTTGTCAAAGATGAATTCATTACGTGGAGCAATCAGACGCAGCTTCTATCCCCGGGGGCGGTCATCACGCGACAGCAGCCAGCTCGTCCGAATACGAGCGGGAAGGTAGCAAAGAAGACGCAGAAGCAGCAAGCGGCCCCACGGATAGACAGTAAAAGGTTGGAAGACAGGAAAAGAGAGATTCACGAAAAGCTAGAAAGAGAAAATAGAATGTAACGGAGGGCAGACGAAATGAAAGTCATTTACGGAAAAGAACAGACCCGCTATGACCTGACCCCAGCCGTTACCGAGCTTTCCTGGTCCTCGGCCAGGGGACAAATTGCTCAAAACTGTGATGTGAGAATCAAAGAAGGCCCGCCGCTGCAATCGGCGGGTTTTTTGATGCTCTTTGCAGGTGCAGAGTTAAAAGAATCCCAGCAGCTTTTTCATGGCCCGCTCGTTCGTTTTGACCGGGATGATCGGACAGGAGATTTATCCGCAATAGCATACGAACTTGGCTGGTATTTGCAAAAAAACGAAATCTCCAGACTCAAGCTGGATGGAGATGCAGGGACAGAGCTTGCACGAATCATCAAGTCGGCAGGTATCCATTTTAGCTGCCCGGCGTTCGGTTTTACGATCAAGGAAAGAATACCGGCTCAATCGTATACATCACTCTTTACATCGCTAACCGAGCAAGCGTATGAAAAGACAGGCATCCGCTATTTTGTGCAATACCAGCGAGACAAGCTGACGGTACTCCCCGAGGGGAAAAACAGCATCATTCCGATGTTCAAGGCGAGCTTGCTCTCAAGCAGTTCGACGGGTGAGAGCATCGAGGAGGTTTACACCGTTGTGACAGCAGAGCGTTACCGGGATGATCGAGTGGTGAGCAGTGCAACGAAATCAAATGATAGCCTGGTCAAACAAATAGGACGCATGCAAAAAGTCATCGATGCAGGAGAGGACAAAAGCGTGGCTGGATTGGCAGCCAAGCAGCTTGCGGAGTTGTCCAAAATCCCCAAGACAAGGTCCATTTCGGTCAAGCACGAGGATGAAAATGCTGCGAGACTTCGCGCGGGCTGGCTCATCAAGATTATGGAAAAGGACAATAAAACCATCACAGATTGGATCGTCACCAACTGCCAAGCGCGTTGGCAGGGCGGTCAATACACGATGGATCTCCAATTGGAAAGGAGGACGTAAGGGATGCATTCCGTCATTGCAAAACTGAGAGGGCACGCACAGGACGGCATCGAGAACACACAGGGGGAATTCGGCAAGCTTTTGTCGCTCTCGCCCTTGTCTGTAAAGTTGGATGAGGACCCGACACCCTTGGAGCCGTATGAGCTGTCTGTACTGCGTTCTGCCCGATTGATGCAAGAAGATGTGGGCAAAAAAGTAGCTCTGTTTCGATGCAACAACGAACAATACCTCCTGCTTGGGGTGGTGGAATGATGTTTCCACAATTGCTAGGGACTGAAGAGATATTAGCGCAAGGAACCGAGCTGCCCATTCCGTGGACATACCGGTTCGATTGGGAAACGAAGCAGCTGAGGCAGGGACCAGATGGCAGATATTTGCGCACTACGACTTACGTAGAGTACTTGGAGGAGACGGTGAAAAAGATCCTCCATACGAGGCGGTTCCGTTATGCGATCTACTCGGAGCGGTATGGCGTGGATTTTTTGTCCGACAAAGGGAGGATGAGGTCTGCGCTGTCCTTGTCTGTGATTAAGGCACAGGTGCAAGAAGCGCTGGAAGCGCACAGTGAGATTGAACGCGCGGAGGTGCTCGATATCCGCTTTGAGGGAAATCGGGTTATTTTGCATGTGGAGATTGCTGGGACGCGTGGTTCGACGAGAATGGAGGTGGATGCATGGCAACGTTAGAGAAGCCGGAGATGCCGATACTTCGGGAGACGGCTGACCAGATTTATCAACGGATGGCGAACCGGATGGCAAAATTGGCTGAGCAGCGCGGAGATACGCCGCCTGCTACGGAGGAAGGGGAAATTTACTATGATCTGGGCTACCCGATTGCGGAGGAAATCAGCGATCAGCAGCAGCTTTTGGAATATGGATTTCTACAGAGATTCCTTCCTTGGGCGGACGGAGAGTTTTTGGATGCAATCGGCGTATTCTTTGGACTGCAAAGGAATGTGGCAGAAGAGGACGATGTCTACAGACAAAGGCTGATCGACAGGGCTCGAACAGAAGAAGGGGACGGACGCAGGCAAGACTATGAACGGTGGACCCGAAATGTTGAGGGCGTAGGGGGAGCAGTCGCCGTCGAGAAAGCACGACACGATTTGTCTATTGATGTGTACATTACGGACTTGGCTGGTCAGTCAGCTACACCTGCGCTGGCACAACAAGTACGGACGAAGCTGGAAGACAAGCGACGTGCGCTGCACGATCTCCAAATCCATCCTGCAAAAGTGTTTCCGGTAGCTGTTAATGTCAAAGTGATTACGCGTCCAGATGCAGATTTGGCAAAGATTCAAGAACAGATCATCAAGCAAATCCAAACCTATTTAAAAGGGCGTTCGCAGATCGTATACCAGCAGATCGGTGCGCTCTTTTTCGTGGATGGCGTGACGGATTTTACAGGTTACACCTTAAATGACGGGGAAGTGAACTTGACGGTACCTGCTGATTCTGTGGCGACGTTAACCGTGGTGGTGACGACATGATTCCAGAGCGCTATCGGCGGATGCTGCCGCCGCAATGGTATGAGAATGAAGTGGCGGAATACCACTTGGAAGGTGCGGGTACAGCGGTAGATGCTTTCCATTCTCAGCGCGAGGACCTCCTGCAACAGTTTAGCCCATGGTCAGCAACCTGGGGACTGGATGTTTGGGATTGGATCTACTTTGGCAGTAAGCAATTGCAGACCATTGAAGAGCGACGTAAAAACATTCAAAGAAAGCATTGGGCTAGGTCGCCATTTACTTTACCTGTACTAGAAGCAATGGGGCAAGCTGCTGGAGAGCTAGAGAAAGTAACAGAGGATTTCCCGAATAAGGAGATTGTTTTCGAATTCTCAGCGGAACAACCAATTAATGCTGTTGGATTGTCCAAGGATTTTGAGTGGATACGGCCTTTGCATGTCAATAGTAGCAGGGTGGCAGTTAACAGCAGAGGTGAAGATATCCTTATTTCGGCTCCAACTCGGTTTATTGAGGTTGAATATCCAATCTGTGGAATGGTCTACCCTGAAGACGACATGGAAGGACGCATTTTCCGAGAAACGGTGCAGGTTGCTGAGGCTACCCGTTTTCATGCGGTGAACTATCCGCTAACAAACATGATGTATCCAGAAGGGGAGGTGTAAGGCTTGGCTATCATTCAAAATCGGTTACTAGAATTGTTGCGAGATGATTTAAGTAATCAGATTAACGGGGCATTGATTAACGTAGACGGTACGCTACGATCCTATCCGATCTACAAAACAATAAAAAATGGCTTCAAAGTAACCAAATATATTTACTTAGACGATGTACAGGCACAAGGGCGCATTCAGTCCGTGGTATTAGTGGATAGTGAGGGCAACGCTCTAGCCATTAAAAACATGCAGGTGGTAAAGGGTGACAGCGGGCTGTTGGTTGCTTTTGAATTTTCTCTGGAAGTGAAGGTGGTATAAGTGACTTATCAAAAGACGAGCTGGGTTGACCATATTGTTGACCCCGTAACGGGGGATGTAGTACAGCAGGGAACAAAGGTAACGGCGACACGGATGAATAAAATGGAGCAAGGGATTGCTGACGCGCAAGTACTTACTGAGGCCTTGGCGCAGACAGTAATTGGTAGTCCGGTGATTTCAGGATTGGAGTTTTCAGCAAGTGGATTAACAGCTCAATGGACAGAAGGGGTGGCTTATGTAAATGGTGTGCGTTTTGAAGTAAATGCAGGGAGTATTCAGTTAAGTGCCACGCAAGGTCAGTATATTTACTTGGATTCAGATGGGGTTTTGAAAAACACTCCTTCTCAGGCAATCGCCGATGCTAAATGCAAACTGTGGTACTTTGCCACCGATGCGAATTCTATCATTACTTCGGTTGATAGTAGAAACATCGTGTCGAAGGATATGTTTGTTAAGCAAACGGAAGTTGCTGCGAATGGGGCAAATAAGATTCCTCGGTTGGATGTTCAAGGGAAAGGAGCTTTCAGCGTTACTGGTGAGGCTACAGGTACTCAAGCGAAATTGGATGCTCATACTGCAGCTGCCGACCCGCACACGCAATATGCGCTAGAAAGTGGAGCGAATTTCACAGGGTCGATCAAAAGCACTAGCTTTCTTCCGTTCATCGTCAAGGCAGCAGGACGAAAGAGTTGGGTGATACACAAAACAGAAAACAGTAATGATTTCGTTATCGCTCCGTCTGGTACAGTTGATGGAGAAGATTGGGACTGGACGAAAAGCTTTACGTTTACCGAAACAGCTCTGCACATCGCCGGGAGAACAATCGATGCTGTCGGAGAGATATCATTGACAAACGGAACGAAACTTCGCGAACAAACCGACGTAAGAACATTGCTTCTTTCAAACGGGAATCGATTCGATTTGGTTAGTGAGGACGGACTTAGATTCTTAGCAAATTTTGACGAAAATTCGGCAAGTGCTCGCTTTATGCGGTTTGATATGCTCGGATTGAACAAGACCATCCGCAGTTTAAAGGACGCAAACGGCAGGTTCCGACAAGTTGATTACTACAGAACTGACGGAACGACTCTTTTTATGCGAACCATACTGAACGGAACGCCTGACGCAAACGGAAACTACCCGTCAATGACGATCAAGCGATACAAGGATGACGGGGTAACGGAGGCGTACTCTGGCAACCACCCAATTGCTTATGACGGTGACGGGGACTACACATCATTCGGATAAGGAAGGAGGATTAAACAATGAATATAGCTAACTTACTAGCGGCTCATGGCGTTGGAGTCGGTAAGTACAGGAAAGGCACAAAGTTAAAGAGATCAGAAGTGACTTTCCAAATGGTAAAATCACCGGAAATGCAAACGGACACCACGAATAGTGGAGATTGTTGGTTGGTTTCCGATCAAAAGAACAAAAAGACGTATATTTACGAACCTACCGTGATCGGCCTTAAAAAAATCGACGATGCAACAAGGTCGTTTGAGTGGACGAAAGCACCGGGCACAGAAAGGAGTCCGTACAATTTCGATACCGCCAGATTCGGCCGCAATTTAGAAATCGACGAGGACGGCAACATTTATTTCGTTTTAGTTGCCACGTCCTCCTCTCCATACTTGGCTATTCTTCGCAAGATGAATCCGAGTGGAGGGGTTGTTTGGGATTTAGCTTCTACAAGGTCAATGAACAATACACGAGTCTCTTTGTGGCGTGATCCATCTACAGGTTATTTGTGGGTTGCTTACGATGCCGACTCTGTGACCTTTGATGTATTCGACAAGGCAGGGAATAAAATTAGATCAATCAACACTGGCGCTTCGAGGGAGGTATATTCTTTTGTTGTCGATGAATCCGCACAGCAGATTTTCATAGGTAGCGCCAATGGTTTCATTTACGTGCATTCCTTCACAGGCTCACAATTGACAAATATAAACACGGGGTACAATGCGCCGGTATGGGGAATCCAAATAGACGCAAACTATGTCTTTTGTGGTTTTTCGTCTCATTCGTATCTTTACAAATGCACAAGATTGGGAGCTAACGGAGTGGCTTATATCTTGCCACAAGGTGAAGTCGCTTCATACCTCACATGGAACAAAGATAAAACAACCTTGTACATCTTTGGGTTGAACAACGCTATGGTACTGAACTCACCAGCAAACGGCTATGTGTCGGTTATCAATAACGCATCACCGATTTCCGGCGGCTCTAATTCACGATTTGGTAAGTTCCTTAAAGAGAACGAGGATTTTGTTTTCGCCGGAAACAGATTGATGTCATGGTGGGAACAATCATATACCATCAAATAAAGGGGGCAAACAAGATGGCAATTATTTTTTACAAGAAAGAAAGCGAAACAAAGGCATTTGTTGCATCGATACTATATAACACAACTGGATTTGATCCACAGGATTTAGCGGAATGTTTAGAGGTTGGGGAGATTCCAGAGCCGGAAGCGCAACAGGGAAAACTGCACAACCTATACGTCAATCCAAAAACCAAAGAATTGTGGTATGAGTATACGGATAGGCCATTGACGGCAGAAGAAAAGATGGAAAAAATGGAAGCGCAGCTAAAAATAACACAGGATGCACTAGATGCACTCTTATTGGGATAAAAACAAGCAACGAAAACGGAGGGATTTATCATGCAAAGCAAATTGTATCCATATTGCGTAATGCGTTGGGAAAGTGGGGCATGGACAGAAACGGAATTGACTACAGCAGTTTCCAAAAACTATATCACCGAACCAGAAAAAACAGAGATCATGGCACAACCACAGCAAAGCGCATAG